CCGCCACTCGAGCGTGTCCCCGAGCAGGCGCGCGGGGTCGGCCAGTTCGCAGCCTTCTCGGTGGGCGAGGATGAACAGCCGCTCACGCTTGTGGGGTGCACCGACTTCCGCCGCCGTGAAGAGGCCCGCCGCAAGGCGGTAGCCCATGTTGACCAGTCCTCCGGCGACTTCGGGAAAGCCGAGGCGGAGATGATGGGCGACGTTCTCAAGGAAGACGAATGGCGGCTCGACCTCGCTGACGATGCGGGCGACATGCGGCCAGAGGTGTCGCGGGTCTTCCGCGCCCTGTCGTTTGCCCGCGACGGAGAACGGCTGGCACGGATAGCCCGCAGTGACGATGTCCACCGCGCCGCGCCACGGGCGGCCGTCGAAGGTTCCAACGTCGTCCCAGACAGGTGCCGGATCCAGGGCCGCGTCTTCCATCCGCGCCACGAGAATGGCCGCGGCGTAGGCGTCCCGCTCGACATGACCCACAGTGCGATATCCGGGACAGGCGAGGTGCAGCCCGAGGTCGAGCCCGCCGGCGCCGGAGCAAAGCGAGAGGCCGAAGAGGCACGCGTTGCCGGCTCCGCCAGGCAGGCCGGAGGAAGGTAGAGCCACGCCATCCACGTCGTCAGGCCGCAGAGGCCGCCTCGGCATTGGTCTTGTCGTCCAGCCGCTCGGCCTTCACCGCGGCGAAGGTCCGGCCATCGCCGTCGAGGGTCGCGTCCTTGCCGGTCTCGGCCTGCCAGCGCTCCACGGCGACATCGACGTAAGCCGGGCTGATCTCCATCGCGAAGACACGCCGACCGTTCGCCTCGCCCGCCATGATCTGCGAGCCGGAGCCCGAGAAAGGCTCGTAGCAGAGCCCGCCGCGGGCGACGTGCTGGCGCATCGGGATGCCGAAGGCGTCGAGCGGTTTCGGCGTCGGATGGTCGGGGCGCTCATCCCTGGCAAAGCTCGGCATTTCCCAGGTCGAGGGCAGCGTTTCCTCCGCCACCTTGGGCGGACGGTTCGGGCGGCGCCAGCCCATGAAACAGGGCTCGTGCTTCCACAGGTAGTGCGAGCGGGTCAGAACCCCGCGGTCCTTCACCCAGATGATCTGCTGGTGCACGAAGGCGCCCGCCTTCTCCCAGCAGGCTTCCAGCATCGCCTGGCGGCGGGAGGCGTGCCAGCAGTACCAGGCGGCATCCTCGGTGATCGCTTCGGCGACGGCGGCGGCGATGAAGCCGCCGTAGAGCTCCGCGCCTTGGCTGCTGTCGTCCCAGGTGGTGCCGTAGGACGCCGACCAGTCCTTGTTGCGGGTCGGATGGTTCGAGCCGTCGTAGTCCACGAGATACGGCGGGTCGGTGGCGAACAGCACCGCGCGCTCGCCGTTCATCAGGCGGCGGACGTCCGTCTCGCTGGTGCTGTCGCCGCAGAGCAGCCGGTGGTCGCCGAGGATCCACAGATCGCCCGTCCGCGAGGCCGGGTTGCGCGGCGGCTCGGGGATGGTCACTGGCGGCACGGAGCCCCCGGCGGCGTCGTCGAGGCCCGCCACCGCCTCTGCCAGCAGGCGATCCAGTTCCCCGTCCGTGAACCCGGTCAGGTCGAGGTCGAACTCGGCCTCGACGAGATCGCCCAGTTCCAGCCCGAGCAGCGCGTCGTCCCACTCGGCGTTCTCGCTCGAGCGGTTGTCCATCAGCCGGTAGGCGCGCGCCTGCGCCTCGGTCAGCCCCGTGGCGACATGCACCGGGGCGGTCTCGAGCCCGAGCTGGCGCGCCGCCTCGAGGCGCGTGTGGCCGGCCAGCACCACCATATGTTCGTCCACGACGATCGGCTGCCGCCAGCCGAACTCGGCGATGGAGGCGGCCACAGCGGCCACCGCCTTCTCGTTGCGCCGCGGGTTGCGCGCATAGGGAATGATCTGCGCAAGCGGCAGGTCGATCACGTCCATCGGTGGTTCCTGGATTGGGCCCCGAAACGAAACGGGGTGTTGGCCGAAACGAACCGGAGCTCCGCGAAAGCGAAATCGGGTCGGACCCCCGTTTCGTTTCAGGCGGGTCTGTCGGGCCGTCAGGCCCTTGTTTCCTTGGGGTTCCCCTCAAAGCGAAACGAAACGGGTGTTTTCGGGCACGTCACTGGGAAAGCGTCGCGCCAAGCCCGCCAGCATACGAAGGTGAACGAAAAGGAACCGTAAAATCAATGGCTTACGGGAAGGCGGAGACAGTTTTTCCGGTCAAGCGGCGGGCGTTTGCCCGGTTTCGAACTGTCGCCGCTTGCGTGCCGTCATGTTCCCGTCTGGACCCCGAACTGGCTTCCGGTTGGACCCCGGAAGCAAGTGGTCTGAACCATCGTCCCTTCGTTCACGCCTCGTGCGATCATGCCCTGTTTGTATCCCTCAGAGCCGAAAAATGAACCCTTCCCGATGTCTCTCCGAAAATTCCCTCACAGGACGATTTTTCTTGACAGCCGGTCGGCGTTCTCGATCACGAAGCGCTTCGATCGCTTCGCGGGCGGCACGCGCCCGTTGAGCCGCCAGGTGATGAGCGCGATCCCGTATTGCCAGTGGCGGTTGGCGGCGGGGCGGCTCAGCCCCACCTCCCAGCAGATCGGCTTCCACGGTTTGCGGTTGGCCCTCAGCCAGACGATGCGCGCGTCGTCCTTCTCAAGCCAGCGCAGCCAGAGCATTGCTTCCTCGGCTTGGGTGATCTGGCGCGGGCTCGGGCGCGGCCGGCGCATGCGCGGCTCCTGGCCGACCTGATCGGCGAAGCTGTGGAAATACTCCGGCCAGGCGTTGAAATAGCCCTGCGGCTTCACGGTTGGCATCTGCGCGAAGACGTCGGCCGCCAGTTCCAGCCGGTCCTGCACCCGTGACATCGTCCAGTCAGCCATGTCGCTTCTGCCTTTTGCCATAAAGCTTCTCACCCAGTTGCCGCACCAGTTCCCGCTCGGGCCAGGTCAGGCGGTCATCGTCAACCGACACCGCCAGCAGGCCTTGCTCCCGCCAGCCGTCACGCTTGACCTCATCGGGATCGCGTCGCCGACCGCCATAGCCCGGCGGGGTGAACTTCATCGCCTTCATGCCAGCCCTCCCTTTGTCTCGATCGCCCAAAGCAGGACCGCGATGGCATCGGCCTCGTTGTCGTCTGCGGGGTCGAAGCCCCGGGCGCGAACCGCGTCGATCATCGCCTGCTTCGCCGCATTGCCCTTGCCGGTGGCGTGGCGCTTGATGGTGCCCACCGGAACGCCCTCGTAAGGCACGCCGCGCAACTCGGCCCACGCGGTCAGGGTGGCCATGAGCCCGCCGTAGACATGCGCAGCGTCCGTGCCGGCATGGCGGCGGACTTCCTCGAACCAGATCGCTTCCACCGGCCCGGACAGGCGGTCGATCTCCGTCAGCCAGTTGGTGAAGCGCAGATACCGCATGCCGCCACCATCGAAGCGCCGAGGTCTGAAGCAGACCGTGCCGCTGGTGATCAGACCGTCATGCCCGCGCAGCGCCCAGCCTGTCGTGGTGCCGAGGTCGAGGGCGAGGATGGTGGATGATGGAAAGCTTGATGGTGCGGCCATATGGGGGCTCCTTTTTTCCGGCTGCTCGATGAAGGGATGGGCAGGTTCGCGCTGGACGAAATCGCCCAGGGGTGGGTGGTGGACCTCCCCACCTGACGGGGGGAGTCCACCCACCCCTTTAGGGGTGCCTTTTCCGAAATCTGGAATCTGGCAAAACCCTATGATTTCATTGAGGAAATCCAGATTGCGGGTCAGATTTCGGATCAGCCCGCCCGAAATCTGGAATGGGCGCATCAACCCATTGAAAAACCAACAGAAAACCCAGATTCCAGATTGCGCGCAGATTTCAGATTTCGCGAAATCTGGCCAGATTTCGGATTTCGGGGTCCAGATTTCGGCTGCGTCCGGGGCGGTGAATTTCATGCCTCACCCCCTTCCGGATAGACCCAGACCGCGGGGTTTTCGACCGGCAGAACGGCCCCGGTTTGGGGGCATTTGTAGTGGCTCGGAAACACCCGGACATGCACCGGGGTGACCTCGCCGGTCTCCGGATCCACAGCCTCCTCGCCGGTCGCCAGTTCCATGTGCTCGACGCAGAGGTAGCCGTACTTGCTGCGGTCCGAGGCAAGGCCAAGATCGCTTGCGGCGTCGCCCTTGACGAACTTGACGATCCCCTTGGTGGTCAGGACGTTCAGCCTCTCGCGAATGCTGGTCTGCCCGCTGAGCCCGCTCCTGTTCTCGAAGGCCTCGGCAAAGAGGGTCATGGTGTACATGCGCCCCGAGCGCGCCTCGCGGTGGAGAATGTCGACGATGACCTCGCCCTTGCGATCCCGTTCGGCATCGAACTTCGCGCCCTGCTCGGCGCGCACCAGGCGTTCGTTCATCGGGTTGATCTCGACCCACTCGCCATTGACCTTGTCGACGAGCTTGGGCTTCAGCGCGGGTCCGTTCCTGAGCTCGATCTCCAGCTTCCGTTCCGATGCGTCCTCGTCCGGCCGGTGCAGGATGAGCCCCGTCGTGTAGAAGCCGCGGAGCGCGCTGGCGCCGGAGAGCGCGAGGAAGGGATCCTCCTTCACCTGGTGCTTGCTCAGCTTCTTCGTGTGGTGAACCAGGATCACGCCACAGTCGGGGTTGACGTGATCGCGCAGCACCTCGACCCGGTCCTTGAGGAAGAACATCATCGCGGCGTTGTCGTTCTCGCCCCCGCCGTCCGGGCCGCCGTCGAAGAGGTTGCGGATCGGGTCGATGCAGAGGATGTCGAGCGGTTCGTCGGGGAACGCCGCCCGGATCGCCGCGGCCACGCGGGCGCTGCCCTCGGCGTCGAGCAGCATCTTCAGCTTTGGCGTGACGATCAGGTTGTCGCGCGCCGCGGCGATCAGCTCGGGCGGCAGGCCGACCTGCTGCATGCGCTCGCGCAGGTAGTGGTACTGGATTTCGGCCTGCAGATAGAAGATCCGCAGCGGTCGCGGCGGGGTGAAGCCGAGAAACGGCACCCCGGCGGCCATGTGCACGAGCCAGGCGATCAGGAGATCGCTCTTGCCCACCTTGGGCGCGCCGCCGAGCACCAGGAGCCCGCCCGGCGTCAGCACGCGCGGGCCGATCAGGTCGGCGGGCATGGGGCTCTTGTCGTCGAGCAGCTGCCCCAGCGTGAAGCTGGGCAGCTCGTCGGGCACGGGGGCGGCGCTGTCGAGCCGGATGAGCGGCGGCCCGTGGCGTTCGACATGGCGCGCCCAGAGGCGTTCGGATTCGCGCTTGAGCCGTTCCACGGGCCACTGGGGCCGCAGCATGGCGGCGTTGTAGCCGCAGATCGCCTCCCAGCCCTCGCTCTTCGAGAGGCGGCCCTCGTGGACCAGCCGGATGAAATAGCCGATGGCCGCCGAAGCGCCCTCGAAGCGCGACCAGTCGTCGATGCCGCCCTCGCGCACCGGGGTGACCAGAACGTCATCCACGGCAGGCTTGTCAGGCGTCGCGAAGTCCGGCGTCAGGTTGACGCCCGGCGCGGGTGGCATGTCGGCCACGGCCTCGGCGAACTCGTCGAGATCGCGCTCGAGACCCGCGTTCAACTCCACGATCCGCACCAGCGTCTTCAGGCCGTTCTTGTAATAGACCGAGCCCGCCACCCGGATCGGCTGGTGCGCCGAGCGGAAATGCAAGTCGCCCCCGACCTTGGCGGCAATGTCGCCGCGCAGGCGGCAGAGGCGCTGGATGTCGTCCCCCTCGGCGGGTTCGGTGAGCTTCCACCAGACGTGCGCTTTCCGCTGGCCCTCTGGCGTGATGCCGCCGCTTTCGACGACCATCGTGGGCGGGCCGAGATGGCGCTCCAGATGGGCGCGCTTGGCGGCAATGTCGCCGCTGTCGATATCCACGACGACGGCCTGCATCTGCGCCACGTCGGCGGCTTTGGCCTGGCCGGTTTCCGCGACCGTGCCGGGGATCACATAGACCGCCGCGCCTTCGCGCGCGGCCCAGTTGGCGAAGGTCGCCATCTTCTCCGGCGCCGTCGCGTCGGCGGCGATCCAGATGTTGTGCGGCCGGCCGTCGATCCCCTGTCCTTTGTCGATGAAGCTGCGCACCGGGACCAGCCCGTCGCAGTAGCCGAAGACCACCTCCATGAAGGAGGCGATCTGCTCGGGATCCGGCTCGTCGCCGAACGGGTCGAGCATGGGTGCGGCGTCGTTGAAGTCGCGCCAGGGGTTGAAATGGACGAGGTTGGCCTCGGACTGGTCGGCCGTGTGGTCATCGCGCATGTCGGTGTCCTGGGGTGGTTCGGGCGGGTCTTTGGGGGCGTCGCTCATCGCGCCAGGCTCCAGCAGCGCTCGGCCCAGGGGCAGAAGCGGCACTCGAAGAAATCGCGGTTCCGGGCCACGCGCGGCAGCAACTCGCCCGCGTCCGTCGCTCGCAGGATCCGCACCGCGCGATCCGACATGCGCTGCGCGAGATCGGCATCGAAGGGCACCAGTTCGTGGTGCAGCTCGGCGGTGTCCTTGTTGATCGCTGTGAAGAGCGCCGGGTTGGACGAGAGGCCCGGCACCGTGGCTTCCATGTAGGCCTGGTAGAGCGCGATCTGGGCGGCATAGACGGGCTTGGAGACGGTCACGCCCTTGGCCACGGTCTCACGCCAGTTCTTCGCGTTCATCGTCTTGCACTCCCAGAGCGCCGGGGTGCGCAACCCCAGCGACGCGGGAGCCTCGGCGACGATCCCGTCGACATGGCCGCGTATGCGTCCGCCCGCGACGGAAAAGCCGAACTGGCCGCCATCCCGCTTCCGGGTGACGAGATCGAGCCCGGCTGCCCGCAACCACTTGATGGCGAGATCCTCGAGCGCATGGCCAATGGCGAAGATCCGGAGCAAGCGGCCCGAGAACTCCTGGCCCTCGTCTTTCGGCGCATGGGCAAACTCGAACTGCAGCGCCCGTTCGCAGGACTGCCCCAGCCGGGAGGCGCCGAGATAGTCGCGCGGCGGGGTCGCAGCGCGCTCGGCCTCAAGGGCGGCATCGACGGCCGTGTTGATCCGTTCGGCGATGCCCGGTCTATGGTTGAAATCCAGCATCAGAACGGCACCTCCGCCTTCCTGGCGACACGGGACATCTCGGCGCCGTAGCCCTCCAGCACCTCCTCGATCAGGGCGGTGACCTCGGTCTCGGAGAGGTCACAGAGGCGCTTCTGCCAGCCGATATCGCCCATCAAGCGACCCAGCCGCTTCATCACCAATGCGATGGCGAGGCGTTCTTCATCGGTCGCTCCGATCATGGTCAGTCCTTTCCTGTGACGGGCCGCGAACCACCGCTGGCAGGGGATCGAGCAGAACCAGCGGTGTTTGCGCGGGCGCGGTTTGTCGGGGTCGAAGAAGCCGAACCCCTGCGCCGGGCGCAGGCAGACGGCACAAAGGTGGAAACGCGGATGCCATAGGCGATCAAAGCCCGGTCGATCCGCAGGCGCTGCGGACGGGGGTGAGACTTGCGCGACATGGCTCACGCGGCCCTCCGTTCCGGCGTGGCGGCGGCCGACCGGACAAGCTGTTGGATGACGCGCTTGTTGAACCGGAAGGAGATCAGCGCCGAGGCGTGATAGCGGGTGAGCCCGTAATCCTGACGCGCGCTCGGGGGCAGGTATTGCAGCTGCTTCTCGGTCGGGGCCTGGCTCAGCCAACCGCGGGTTTTGAAGGCGCTCTCGTCGCTCTCATGGGTATTCAGCCAGTCGTCAGCCTGCGCAAGGCAGACGGCACGTTCACCGACGCCGAGGAGCCGGGGCTGGGCGCCGCGCCGCCCACCGACCGCATACCAGAGCCCACCCAGCCAGAAGATGCCGCCCCAGGCGGAAAGCCCCGTGGCCATCAGCGCCGCCTCGTCGCCGAAGAGGTCGACCCACTGGAAACTCGACCGTTTCAGGAGGTCGATCTCGGTCATCACGAAACCCTCGAGCGCCTCGGCGCCGACCTCGTCCTTGGTCTCGACCAGCAGCGCGCCGCAGAGCGGGCATTCGCGCGCGGCCAGCGGGATCTCGGCCTCGCAGTCCGGGCAGGTCTTCGTGGGCGCGCTGCCGCTGGCCTCGCGGCCGTCGAGGTCCACGTCCTGCTCGAGCGTGCCGTGCATCAGACTCGACGTCCCGAAATCCAGAACCACGCAATCGGTCTTGACGACACCCGGGTGTTCCTCGGGGTCGACGGTCCGCAAGCCGCGCCCCACCATCTGGATCATGGTGGACTTGCAGGATGAGGGCCGCAGCAGGATCACGCAGGACGTGGGCGGGTGGTCGAAGCCCTCGGTGAGCACCGCGACGTTGACCAGCACGGCGATCTCGCCCGAGGCGAAGGCCGCGAGGATGTTGCGGCGCTCGTCGGCCGCGAGATCGCCGTGGATCAGCCCCGCCGGGATGCCGGCCGCGTTGAAGGCCTCGGCGACATGGGCGGCGTGCGCGACGGTCGAGCAGAAGACGATGGTCGGCCGCCAGGCGGCCTTCTCGCGCCAGTGGCGGATCACCTCATCGGTGACCGGCGCGCGGTCCATGATGCCGGCGACCTCGGTCATGTCGAAGTCGAGGGCGGTCTTGCGCACCTTCTGCAGTTGCTCGCGCACGCCCACGTCGATCACGAAGGTGCGCGGCGGCACGAGGTGGCCCGAGGCGATCAACTCTCCCAGTCTGACCTGGTCGGCCACGTTGTCGAAGACCTGGCGCAGCCCCTTGCGGTCGCCCCGGTTGGGCGTCGCCGTGACGCCGAAGACGCGGGCCTCGGGGTTGGCGACCCGTACCCGGTCGACGATGCGGCGATAGCTGTCGGCAATGGCATGATGCGCCTCGTCGATCACCAGCAGGTCGAGCTGCGGCATGGACTTGAGGTTGGCGGCACGCGTGAGCGTCGGCGCCATGGCGAAGGTGACCTGGCCGGCCCAGTCCTTCGTCGCGGCATCGACCACCGAGGTGGAGATATCGGGATTGACCCGACCGAACTTCTCCCGGTTCTGGGCCGTCAACTCGTCGCGATGGGCCAGAACGCAGGCCTTGGCGCCGTCGCCGACCATCATGCCCGCGACGGCGGACAACATGATGGTCTTGCCCGATCCGGTCGGTGCGATGCCGAGCGTGTTGCCGTGGGTCGAGAGCGCAGCGAGGCTGCGCTCCACGAAGAGTTTCTGGCGGGGACGAAGGCGCATGGGTGTACCCTCACTCGGCCCAGGACGGGCGGCCCGGCATGGACGGCGCGGTGGAGGTCTGGGCGGCGGCAGTCTGCGTGGCGCTGGCCGGGGCCGCCGGGGCCGTAGGTGGCATTGGCGCAGCCGGCGTCCCCATGATGCGGGCATAGTCGCGATGGTCCGGGGTCACGGCCGATCGGATCTCGTTCTTCTCCTCGCCCATGGCATCGGTGCCGACATCGATCCGGGCCACGAACTCGAGCCCGTCGAGATCGGCAAAGCCGCCGATCCGCCGCGCCGCCTGCGCCTGGGGCGACTGGTCCTTGTCGGAAATCCCCCGCGCCGAGTTCAGCATGCCCCGGATCAGGCTACGGCCCATGTTGGCCCAGTCCGGCCCCTTGGGGCTGTAGAGCCCGATCAGGGTGAAGATCTTGCGCCGGGCGTATTGCCCCTCGGTCACGGTGAACTCGCCGTTCAAATACACCGCGCCGGTGGAGCCGCGGGTGGCATAACCCCCGGTCCAGCCCTGCGCGGGTTCGTCGAAGCCGCCGGGGCGGATGGTGAGCCGCACCTTGGCGAGGGTGCCCTTGGGGATGAGGTTGGCGTTGGATTGCGCGTCATTGAAATCGTTCCAGAGGCCAGACATGGCATTGGTCCTTTCAGTTGGAGGGATCGGTTTTGGGGGTGGCGGCGGGCGCCGGGATCGCGGGCGGGTCGATCACCAGCGGGCGCGCATCGAGCGGCAGCGGCTGGTGGATCTTGTCGATCAGGCGGCCGAGATCGGGGGGCTCGAGCATCTCCAGCCGACCGGAGCGGTCCTTGGCCGGATAACCCCAGGGGTTCTGGGTCTGGCAGACGAAGACCCGCCGCGGCTCGCCCTGTTGGTCGGGCAACGAAGTCAGCGTCAGCACCTCGTCGACGATGCCCGGCAGTTCCAGCCCGGTCTTGGAGCCCTCGATCTGCGGCACGAAGACCTTGCGATTGAAGTCGTCGAGCTTCTCGTCGAGGATGCCGACGAAGATCACGTTCTTCGCCCGGGTATGTTGGAGATGCGTGAGCCAGCCGATCATCTCGCGCCCGTGCAGCCCGTAGGCGCCGCGCACGTCGGGCTTGCCGGTCTTGTCCGAATGTGCCTCCGGCTGGCCCTTGCACCACTGGAAGCAGAGCCGACCGGCGACGGTGATCGAGTCGACGAAGATCGTGTCGTACCTGTCGAGCGCGGCCGGATCGCCGAACTTCACGCAGACCGCGTCATAGTGCGCCCGGCTATAGGACTGGTCGTCCCTGAGCGCCGGGTTGGCCCCGCCGATGAACACCGCGAAATCCCGGCACTCGGTCCAGGTGCGTGGGCGGATCGTGTCGATGGCCAGCCCCTCGACGGCGAGATCGCCCGCCTCGAGATCGAAGAACAGCGTCGTGCTTGCCTTGAGCGTGCGCAACAGCGTGGTCTTGCCCGCGCCGCTGGCTCCGAAAATCGCGGCCTTGACGCCGCGCATCTCCGCCAGCCGCTCATCGGCGGTGATGATGGGGAGGGTCATGCCGGCACCCCCTGCGGTTTGCGGGGCGCCGCGGGATCACCGCTGGTCACGGCGGCGTAGAGCGCATCCAGCCGATCCGCTTCCGCCAGGCATTCGATCCCCTTGCGCCGCATGAAGCGCCGTGCGTCGTCGAGCAGCGCGGGATCGGCGATCAGATCGGGGATCGCGACATATTCCTCGGCGCTCTCGACGAAATAGGATTTCGAGCGCAGGTCCTTCACGAGCGGCGCGAAGGCCGCGCAGATCTCCGAGAAATCTGCCTGACCCGACCCGTCGTCCCGATTGCGCAGGATGCGCTTGACCTCCGAGACGATCCCGGTGCGCAGCATGCGCAACGCGCCTTCCTCGCGCGCCTGCGAACAGGTCAACGGAAAGGCCGCCTCCATGATCTCGTCGGCGATTTTGGGTGCGTTGTTGCCCACGCGGGCGGCAAACTCCCAGACGGATGCGGCAAAGGCCGCGGATTGGCTATTCAGCATCGAGCCACTCCTTGATGTTCGTGAAGACTTCGGCGCCGCGGGCGATGGCCCGGGCGTCGAGATGGTGGAACGGGTCGTTCCGCGCCTCGCGCATGCCTTGCCGGGCGAGTGCGAGGTTTTCGTCCGAAGCCCATTCCGCGAAGGCCCGAAACGTGCCGGTCACACGCTGCCAGGCGGCGCGCTCGGGCGTCGGCGGGACATGGAGGGGATTGCGGCGGCCGGCGGGGCGCTGCGGGCGCATCCCCCGCCTGGCCGCGTCAAGCACCATCTTGCGCAGAGCGGCGCGGGTCGGTTCCTCTCCGCGTTCGAGGCGCTCGTTCAGCACGCGCTGGACGATGCCCGGCTCCGCAGCCTCGGCATCGCGGATCTGGCGGGCCTCGTGGATCTGGTCGCGGCGCAGGCCGAGATCGGCGGTGCTTGCAATCGCGTTGCCGCCTTCGACGCGTTTGCGCGCGCCATCATGGGCGCCGAACACCTCTCCCCGCGCCTGCGCGGCATCGTATTCATCGGCGAGCCGGCGCTTGGCGCGGGCCTCGATCTCGAGCGCATGGGCCTGCGCGCGATGGGCGGCCGCGACGAGATCGTCATGAGCGTTCTTGGCCCGATGCAACCGGGCGGCGCGTTTTGCCACGTCATAGGCCAGACCGGCCATGTCGCGTGCCTCGAGCACCTCGGCCGCGGTCTTTGCCCCCGCCAGCGTGCCGGCGGCGCGGTCGATCAGGCTGGGAAGATCCTGCGCCTCGGGGGAAATCGGGGCGATCGCGGTCATTGCGCGTCCTCCCACGGCAGGATCGCGACTTTCAGCGTGCCCGGCCGCACCGTGCGCGCGGGTTCGAAGCCCTTGCGGATCGCCTCGGGCCAGGCGGCGTATTTGCGCTCGGGCACCTTGTAGGTGACGTCGACATATTGCTCGGGATCATCGCCCGCGGCGCGGATGCGCGCGACCATGGCGGCGAGCTGTTCCTGGTCCCAAACGACGCGCTTGGGCAGGTCGGCGACCACGGTGAAGTCGCCGTCGTCCAGCCTGACGGTGCCGGTGTCCTTGCCGGCCGTGCGGCGGGCTTCCTCGGCGCGGGTGGCGTAGCGGATGGTCAGCGCCCCATCGAGACGGGCCTTGGCGGCCTTTGACTGCTTCAGGCGCTCGTCCACCTCGTGCTGCAGGATGGCGAGAAGATCGACGGGCATCTGAGCGATCTCGTTGGGGTCGAGCCCGGGCAGATCGTCGGGCTTGGGCGCATTGTCAGGGAAAGGCATGAACGGGTCTCCATGATTGGCGAAGTGATCGAGAAAGTCGTGCATCAGGCGGCCTCCGGCTCGGCGAGCAGGCGCTCGAGCGGCACGGACGTTGCGCGCGGCTTCGGCCGGGCGATGGCGAGATAGGCGAAGCGGTCGGGGCCGAGGCGCTCCTGCACGAGATGCACGAGCCCCGCCTCGCAGGCGCGGAAGGCGGCCGAGGCGAGCGCCGCGAGGCGCTGGCGATCCCTGTCGGGCAGGGTCGACATGCCCGCCATCGTGTCGATCCCGAGAAAACCCTGGTGGTATTCCAGCCGGTCGCCGGGTGCGGCCTGGCCCACCCAGGCGCAGAACTCGATATCCGTGAGCGGGCGCGCGGCGCGAACAGTGATGAAGGCGGTGTGGGGCATGACGGTCACTCCCATGTCCTGCCTCTACGCATCGCTTCCGGCAGACGTCCCGGCGGGGCCCGGGGCATCGGTGTAGAGCGCGACAAGCGGCGTTCCGTCCTCGTGTGCGCCTGCCTTCTCGATGCGATAGGTGCGGTGCCCGCGGAGCACCTCGGGCAGTTCCCAGCGGCGGTAGAGCCCCGGGATGCGGATGAGTTCTCCGGCAGGTGGGCGATGGCGATCCTTCATCGGGTCGTTCCTCGATTGGGCCCGCGACCGTCGCGGACCGTTCGAGAGGGAAAAGCCATCCGGACCCGCCAAACGGGACATGCGCTCAGACAAATTCATCGAATGCCTCCCGCAGCCGCCGCGTGGCCCGCTGATAGCGCTTGCGCGCGGCGGCCTCGGACAGACCAAGCGTTCCGGCCACCTCGCGCTGGGTGAAACCCTCGACCGCTACCCGCAGGACGAGATCGGCGTCGCGACCGACGAGCCGTCCGAGATCTCGGCGCAGGAAGATGGCTGCGGCACCTGGAGTCGACGCGGCCAATTCCTCCGCCTCGACGTTGGCGGCGACCAGCGCCCGGGCGGCCTCGCGGCAATGCGCGCGCAGGGCGTCGCGCTCGACATTGCGCAAGACCGTCGCCGCGATCCGGCTGACCCGATCGAGATCGAGTCCACGCAGGGTCTCGGTGGCGCGCGCGAGGACTTCGGAGGATACCTCGTCGGGGCGACCGGACTTGCGCCACGAGAGCCGCCGACGCACCGCGTCGAGCCCCGGCCAGAGCGCAAGCAGCGCGAGCGTCACCGCGCCGTCGGAAGTGAGGTCATCGCCTTGCGCCGCGGCCACCAGGGCCCAGAGGATGCGGTTTTTCCGCTCGGCGCAGCCCGCGCGCGCGTGCAGCATGTCGAGAAGCGCCGCCGGGTCGGTAAAGCGCCCGAGCGCGGGATCGCGGTGCCGCAGGGTCTCGAAAGATTTCTGGAAACCCAGGGTGTTGGTCGTCATCACGAGGCTTTCGTGGATCTCGTGCCATTCGAAGGACATCGGACGTCTGCCTTTCGGCCAGGCGTCGGGCGCCTTTTCGTGGCCAGGTCAGGACGTCGCGCGTCTCTTCGGTTGCAGGATGAGGGGGCGCCCGCGTCAGAGCGCGGGCGACGGGGCCTTGTTCAGCGTGCCACAGCCACGGCAGGTGGCGACGGCGGGCAGGCTCACGAAATATTCGTGGCCCCGGGCAAAGCGCAGGTGCAGCTGGCCGCCCCGGCGGATGCCGAGCAGCTTGTCGCAGCGCGTGCAGCGCCATTCAGTGTGGGAGTGATCGGGATTGCCGGCCGCGCGGCGCGCCTGGCCGGTCGGGTGCGCGTATCCGCGCTGGAAGTCGGGAGTCTGCATGGGAATGCTCCTCTTGCTGAGTGAGCACTCCTCATGAACGTCAGAATCGGAG